TACCGCCTGTGATAATGAATGACCCAGCGGATACCTGTCTTGCATCTATAGCGCCTGTATATATATAAGAAGAAGACATTTTTTCTGCTGTGATTTCACCTGCTTTAATTTTATCTGCTGTTATAGCGTTGGATGCTATTTTTATAGCTGTTACAGCTCCAGCATCTATACAACCTGTTGTAATTGCTCCAGCTTTAATATTTGCTGCTGTTATAGCATTAGCTGCTATGCAGTCATGAGTTAATGGCTTTGGTATCCAGTGAGTTGTACCCAATTTAATATGTGTATATGTCTGTGTAGGATCCCAGTACCATATACCGTTAGGCTGCTCCGCTGCAGTATACATTTCCTGTACTAATTCGAACCATGTATCATCTGCCTTAAATTCTGTGTATACAGCTGATGTAGGATCTAAATAATCTTCCATATCTTCCCAGTTACAGTATAATACTTTACAACCACCCAGCATTGTTATTACTGTATTATTCAAAGCAGCAGCTAATATACTGCCATCTGCTATCTGGTGTCCATTAATACTTCCAGTGTTTAAGTCTACTATCTCTGCTTCACCCGCCATAAGCTTACCGGTCTTAATCGATCCTGCATCTAAGTTATCCACTGTTATTATCGAAGCGTCTAATGTACCTGTATTTATTGCAGATGCGTCTATATTTTGGATTGTCATACGGCTGTTTTGTAAGTCTAATATCTGTGCTAATTCCTCTTCACTTACAAAGCTACCACTAACAATCTGTTCTGTAGTATTTGAACTGTTAGTATAACTTTTAACATTGTTAGTAGCAGCGCTTGTTAAGCTGCCTGTAGTCGATGTATTCTTACTGTTGAATCTCTTCTGCATAGCCTGTGAGTCTGCCAAGCTCTTCTTACGTGTACCCAGCTCTATCACTGTATTATCTGGGTGTATTACATCATACTGCATACTTAATACTCTCATAGTGAGTTTAGTGCCTTCTTTTGGGTGTACTACCACGGTATCACCTATTGCTATATCATTTCTGTAGTCTGTAGGTAATTGCGCTAATGTGATCTTCACGCTTGCTTTAGGCTGGTATGACTCTCTTAAATATAAGCACATATCCTCTACTAAAGCTTCTACATCATCGTACTTATCATTGTATAAATATGCACGATTCTTAATATTTGTATAATCATAACAATAAATGGTAGATCCTGTAAATTCGAAGCCGTAAGTACTAAATACCCAGTCTCTCAATATACTGTCTGCGTCACTTGCTCTCAACAGCTTAGTAGTCTGTGTAGTCTTCCATATTTTGGTCTTCTTTTCAGTAAATGTAGTTACTATTGTCTTTACGATACTGTTCTGGTCTCCAGTTGAAGGTACGATATCACCGTCACTGTCATAACTTCTACTGCTTGCATAATACTTATTAGCATCACTCCAGCTGCCATTAACCTTCTTCTGTATCATTGTTACCTTAGCGTCCGGATCACTACTGTTTGGGTCTGCTTCTGTCCATTTTCTTGCTACTGCTGTAGCTGATGTCTGAGTAGTACTGCTGCTGTAGTATACTGTATGTGCTGGTAATCCACTGCCAGCCTTAACATTCTTAGTACTTGCATATGTTATCCATTCTTTATCTGTCTTTTTTGTAGTTTTCTGTCCATAACCCTGTATAATATTATGGAATGTGTCTCCATCATATGATAACTCAAGGTCTGATATATTAACGCCCTCATATAAGTGAAATTCTGAGGTTTGTTCGCTCAATTTCTTGCCTCTACTTCTATCTCCATATAACTTAATCTTCTTAAGTTTAGTGTCTATTTCCAGTTCTATATGCCATATATCTCTAATCTCCATAAGTGCATCCCAGAAAGTAGTATAATCTAAGTCTATATCTCTTTTTCTGGTAATATTATCAACAGCTACAAATTGCCAGTCAGAAGCGATTGTATCGTTACTGTCCGCTGTGTGATTGTTGATCATTGCTCTTTGGATTGCTGTAGCAGCTGTTACGCCTGTGTAGTATATACTGCGTCTTAAAGCTGCTTTAAGCTCTCTTACATCCTGTACAGCGTATATATCATACATACCGTTATCTGCCTTAGTTACTTCGGTTACCTCAAATATCTGGCCATCATATTCAATAGAACCCAGTACCGCTACAGATTTATCTGGTGTTGTTAATGTAATATATGTAAGTTGCTCTAATGACTTGTTAATTATTACATTTTCTGCCTGTAAGAATATGGTATCTGGTATGGTTGTAGGTGTAGGCGGTGCTGTATATTTTATTACTACGTTATTTTTCATATATACCCTCCTTAATTTAAAGAAAAAAAGAGGGCATATATATACCCTCTTAAATATATCTAGCTCTATAAGCTAATTTAAATGATGTGAACTCTTCTAAAGACGTTAAACTATTGTTACCTGGGTAAAGTACCGGTAATCTTTCGGCTGTCCACTTTTCCGATTCTATTACGTTATCTGTGATATTTTTAAGGATTCCTGTCTGGCAGTTAAGCCAGTAAGTCTTGCCTGCAGTAAGTCCAGACATTGTATACATATTCGATCCTATATAGAATGTTATGCTCGATGCGCTGGATACGAAGTGTATATCTGTGTAAATTTCATAAGCAGTATCTGTAGTTACTGTATTGCTACTGGATAAATCTGCCAGATATGTAGTCCATCCTGTGCTGCATTTATGTCCTTTAAGGCTTACAGTTACTGTAGCTGCTTTATTGTTAATAAGTTCTATTTCCTGTCCTTGTATAATACCGCTAAAAGTGTAAGCGTCAAATGGTAGCTCATTTTTATAATGATAGAATAAGGATAAGAAATTAGATATGTTCTGGTGTACCGTGTTATCGTTTGATTCTACTAAGAATCTTACCTGCATTGTAGTTTCTAAAGGCTCTGGGTTAAAGTAGCCTGGGTAGAATCCGCTGTAGTCTAATTCTTGGTCTACTGTTTCGGCTCCTAAGAAAGTAGTGCTATAATCAGTTAAATTAACTGTAGTTATGTTATAACCTATACCTTCTTTATAATAGGAGTCCTTAGTTAAATATTTTATCTGTGTCAATTTCATAACCTTAGCCTCCTATCTCGCCAGCTGTCTGCTAATTTTTTTCTGAATCTCTGTGCATAAGTAGTCGATATCATCTCTGTTTCTGAATGTGTTGCCTGTTACGCTGATGTTAACTCCACCACTACCACTGCTCTTTTCTAAGCCATCTAAATACTTCTGGTACTGGTTAGATTCTGCCGCTGTAAGTACTACTTCGCCCTGGTGTAATTTAGCTCTGTAGCCATCATATGGCACCTCTCTCTTACCTATTCTATGTTCACCACTAGGGCTGAAATTATCTGATAAATTCTTATGTTCTTCCATATAGGTAGTGTATACCTTAATTCTTTTTTCTGTAGGTAATTTATCAAGCATGGTCATAAGTATATTTATTTTAGTCGATGCGTTATCTATCGATTCAAGCACTGTGACTACTTCGGGTGGGAGTTCGTCCATATCTTTTTTTAAGGTTTCTATAGTCTTTTTAGCTGTTTCAGCTCCTTTAGTCTTAATTTCGAAAGTATACTGGCCATCTCTCTGGCTTGTTGTTACTTCGTTCATTTCAGCCGTTCCACCTGCTCCATATAACGAGTTATATTTTTCTTCACCAAGCATTGCTCTTAATAATGCATCCACTGTAAAGCCTGCTGCTACTAATATACCTAATATATTTACTGAAGTCAGCGCTGTTGTAAGCACTGTACTGAAAGCAGCTGTGACTCCCGTCATTTCTGCTGCAGCTATTGCCTCTGTTGCTCCACCACTTATGGCTGGTTTAAGTTTGCCGATTATTCCTCTCTTAAGTGCGGTAATTCCTATTGCTGTTGCAAACAAGCCTGGGAATTCACTACTGAATTCTGACAGTGCCTCTGGTAATACTTCTATAAGGTCGTGTATAGCCTGTTTAATAGCATTTGCTAAAGCTTCTTTAATCTCATCTATCGTTCCATTTTCTTTCAATGACTGGTAAATAGAGCTAAATACCTTAGAAAATAAGCTTACAATCTGAGGCAGCATATTTTCTATAACTGGTAATATATTATCTAAAAATATCTGTAATGAATCTGCGAAGTTCTGTATAGCTGTAGTTACATCTGCGTCTGAGCTTTCAGGATTCGCTATAACTGTAAGCATATCTGTCCATGCAGCCTTCATCATATTTAATGATCCCGTAATGGTTGTAGCTGCTTCTTCCGCTGTAGTTCCAGTTATGCCATTTTCCTGCTGTATAATGTGTATAGCCTGTACGATATCCGCATAACTGTCAATATCAAAGTCCAGATCACTTATCTTTTCAGCATCACTAATAAGGCGTTCCATTTCAGTCTTCGTCCCGCCGTAGCCTAATTTCAGATTGTCGAGCATGCTAAAATTTTGCTTCGAGAAGCCCTGGTAAGCATTTTGGATCATTTCTATGTTAGTCCCCATTTTATTAGCGTTATCTGACATATCAAGTATCGCTGTGTTAGCATATTCCACTGCTTTTTTAGTGTCTCCACCTAATGACTGTACAAGTGAAGCACCAAAGCTTGTAGCTTGTTCCATGTACTCATTAGCAGTAATACCTGCTTCTGTGTAAGCACGTGATGCATCATCCATAACCTGTGCCGCACTTTCGCCGAATAATGTCTCAACTCCGCCTGTTAATTGCTGAAAATCTGCGTAAGCTGATATAGCAGCCTTACCTATTTTATATATACTGGTTGCTACTGCTGTAAAGCTTAACACTCCGACTACCTTCTTACCAACTGCTTCTAATCCACTGAGTGATGACGAGGTGTCATTTATTTTGTTATTTAGTTCGTCTAGTCCTTTTCCGTTTACTATGACATCGAGGGCGAGTTTTCCTAAATTAAGTGCCATCCGTGCCTCCTTCTTTCTTTATTCCCCATATACTGTTTAAGCCATCCATGTCTGGTTCTGTGCATGTTAATAACCAGCATTCTTCTAAATGCTTCTGGCCCGCTTCAGATTGCGCTAATTGATGTACATAACCATCACGAAGTAGAAGCCGGTATGTATATGCATCCAGCTTCATAACTTCGTTAAATGATAGACCACTATAATCGCTTACCATTTTTATATCCAGGGTTTCCCTGTCAAGCCATGGCTCTGGTTTATCATTGCTATACGGTATATGAGGGATCTCTATAAATTTACTTGTTCTGTAATAAAAGCGGTGTAATCGTTAATGATTAATTCCGCAGTCTGTATGTCGAATTGTTCTACATATTCTGTGCCATATTCTATTCCATTAGTATTCATATTTAATATGTCTAACAAAAGTTCGTACATTATCTCTAATGCTTCTTCTTCCGTCAAATCTGCATTAACTGTGTCTATAATTTTCTTCAAAAAGCCCTGTGATGGCATTGTTATGTTAAGTTTCCTGCCTTCTGTATCGATGAGCTGGTAATATTTTCTTTTTATCTTCTGTAAATTAATCATATAACGATTCCTCCTCTTTATTTATATTAAACGTCTTCTCTGATTTCTACTAAGATACCTTCTCTAGTTACTGCTTCTGCGCCTGAGCCAGTAGTTTCGCTGTAAGGTGTAGCCTTGAATTCAGCGTTAATTACAGTTTCTGTGTCTCTGTTGAATGAGATTTCGAATCCTGAAGTATTGTTACCCTGGATTGATACTCTTAAATATTTGTTATCGCCTAATTCGTGTCTGAATCTGATGCAGTATGACTTGTTGTCAAGGTTAGCGATACCACCGATTCTCAACTTTCTAGCTGTTACTGATGATGTTCCAGTAGTAGTTAAGTCTCCAGTCTGTACTAACTTGTTAAGTGTTTCAGTATTCCATGTAAGGATACCTGATTTAAGGATAACTTCTTCTTCTGTTAAGAAGTTCTTAGATACTTCACCAAGGTCTGATTTTACAGTCTTGAATGAAGGTGTGTATGTAAGTGAAGCACCGCCTGATACATATCCGATACAGTTAGCATCTGTTTCGAAGTCATTATCTGCTGGGAATACTCCAGTCTGCGGTAATTCAGCTACGAAGATCTTTCCTGATCCTAATACGATTCTGCTTTCTACTGCCATTTTACTATACCTCCGTTATTCTTGTTATGTCAAAATACATAAGTTGTATATATTTCTCTGCGTCCTCATCATAAAGACTGCCTCCACCACCTAATTCGATGCTGCATCCTATGAATGGTGATTCATCACCTTTATGCATTAAAGCGCCTTTGATAAGGGCTGTCTGTGTTTCTATTGTTGTTAATGAGCTAGCTATTAATTTAATTTCCAGTCTGTCCTGCGCTGTTGCTCCGTTATCCATCTGCGGATAGTAGATATAAGCTATACAGTCCTGGTTATAATTTGCCACAGGTCTGATCGGAAGGCTGGTCGCTGTCTTAATAGCTTGTATAAGTGTAGTTATCATATGGCCCTCCTTTATACTATATTTTCAAAGCGGTGGGCTATTCCGGATTCATTCGCGTCTACAACTTCTTTCATAAATGGTCTGCCTTGCATTTTTGAAGTGCCTTCGTGTACATATGGTGCATACTCTGTATCGTTATACAGATGCCCTATTACTGCCATACCCTCAGTTTCAACCGCGAAGTTGTTACCTTCTTGTAGTTTACCGGTGTCTACTGGTGTATTCTTCTTAATAAGGTTAGTAAGTCCACCGCATGTTTCCCACATTGCTGCCTCAATTTTGCCTAATACTTTATCTGTTATATTAGCGTCTATCTCTAATTTATACGATATCATCAGACCACCTCTTTAAGCCATACTACGTTATAGCCTCCAGCTCTGCCAGGCACCACGTTTACTACTTCTTTACCATCGATTAAATCTCCACGTGCTGGTGAAGTATGTGTAGTAAATATATGTGTAGCGTCCTTATATATAATATCATTAGTATTAAATAGTGTGTCTTTAAGCTGCATATAGCCATATACAGTCACTGCTGTGCCATATGTCTTAATTTCTTCTTCGTAATCGTTTCTAGTGATTGTAAATGATTTCCAGTTATACGCTCTGATTTTCATTATACCACCACCATTTTACGATGCTTAAGCATTTGCGCTTTAAGCCCTGCGTTGTATCCGTCTGTATAGGCTAAAGAACCAGCAGCGTTACTTTCACTGCTGATTCCTTCACTACCTAACTTATTAAAGCGCTCTACTACCATTTGTGTGATGATATTAGCACAGTTAGTGCTTATATAAGTTGATGTCTGGTGTGTGTATTCTTCGAGCTCCTGTGTGCAAATACTAATAAGTAGATTTAGCAGGGCATCCTGTGTGTTGCCTGTGATCATTAATAAAATTTTAATATTTGCTAACATATGCTCCACCTCTTATTATGCTACTGTTGCAGTTGCGATCGACTTAATCTTACCATTAAGAGTAGCGATTACCTTAACCTTATCTCCACTTACAAGGTTGTCTGTAGCTGTGATGCTGTATGCTGATGAAGCAGCAGTTACTGCAGCTCCAGTTGCCTTACCGTTTACATATGCCTGTACTGTTGCTCCAGTAGTTGCAGCGCCAGCAATAATCTTAGCGCCAGCAGTGTAAGTTGTAATTGTTGCATCTGTAGCCTGAGCTCCACCCATTTCTATACATCTACGTTCGTCTGTAAGAGCGATTACAGCATACTTAGAAGCTACTACCATGTTAAGCTTAGTGTCGATGTTTCTGTCTGATTCTACCTGAGTGTCCTTCTTGATGAAAGCAGTTACAGCCTGTGAATCTGCGATGTAGCATACCTTGCTAAGAGCCTTAGTAGTGTATACAGGAACGCCAAGGATAGCACCGATTGCTCCAGTCTTTACATAACCTTCAGTATACTTAAGGTCATCGTTAAGCTTCTTTCTAAGTGTAGGAACAAGGTCCTGTGCACAAAGAATGAATAAGCCTTCCTGTGATTCGAACTGGTTAGCATAGATAGCGATAGCATCTGCGAAGTCTGCGAGGTCAAAGTTTGAAGCAGCTGAAGTCTGTTCAGTCTTAGCGAATTCAGCGAAAGCTTCTGCCTTCCATTCGTTTACCATTGATTCTGATAAGCCCTGAGTCTTAGTGTCGACTAATGTAGGGTCTGTCATCTGGTCATCATCATAGAATCTGAACTGACCCTGAGTACGGAATACTCTGTATTCTTCTGATGTGTAGTCTGCATCGATATAATGAGTGTTAGCATCACCTCTGCCGAGCTTGTCTACCTGGCCTGAAGGAACGTACTTATGTACAACCTTAACCATTCCTGGTGTGCCTGTAAGGCTGTTATCCATTGTCATATATCTGTTAAGTTCCATCTTAGTTGAAAGAATTGATTCGATCTTGTTTGCTAATACGAAATTATCGTAACCCTTGAAATTGAAATCTGCCATGTGTATACCTCCTGAGTATAATAAATTGAAAATTTTATGTGCTTTATCTATTTACCATCTGCATATACAGCTCTCGATTTGATCTATATAATTCTGTCTGCTGCTGGATAGTCATCTTATTAAATTGTTCTTTAGTCAATCCCTGCTGTGCTACCATTGAAGCTTTAGGTGCGCTGCTGTTCTGACCGATTTTAAGTGAGATAGCATCGTTTAATGCTGCCTTCCATACCTTTTCAAAGTTCTTAAGGTTATCCATCATAACCTCTGAGTCTGCGTCTACTAAGTAATCACAGAACATCACTGGTAATCCACGTTCGTTTAAAGCTTTGCTTAATGCATTCTTATTATCTGCCAATACAAAGTCTCTTTCCTTCTGCTCTAATTCAGCGATACGCTGCTGCAGCTTATAAGTTTCCTGGTCTGCCTTACTCATTTTGCTGAGCTTTTCAGCTTCCGATGTTTGCTGAGCGAATTTCTGCTCTGCCTTCTTTAATGCTTGTGTCACTCTTCTGTCGCTTTCCTTCTGGATAAGCGCTGCGACTTCTTCTTCAGTGTAGCTTTTTGCTTCAGTTCCTACGTCCTGGCCCTGTGCTTCTGTTGTTTCTACTGCTGTGTTCATTCCTAATTCTTCTGACATGTGTCTTACCTCCTTGTATGAGTTGCTGTGTGCCCCTCTATTGAATGAGTTCCCATTATGGGCCCTCGCCTAATATATATAAAGGCTGTGCCTTTATTTCAAATCATCCAGCTGGTGGAAGATTGTCTTAATCTGCTCTTCCACCACTGGTAAGCGCTCTGCGAAGTTATTGTGCTTTTCTACATGCTTGCTGAGCTCTTCTATTTTATAATTTGTTACAGCTGTGCTCTTTTGATTAGCTATAATCACGCCTACTAATGTTAAAGCAGGCGTGATAATTGCTGTAATTATTCCTATCCAGTCCATCTCTTACAGTGCCTCCATTATACCTGCTGCGATGGCCTTAGCTACCTTTTTCTTGCTCTTTTCATACAACGCTACATCGGCTTTTGATGATACAAAGAATGCCTCTACTAATATTGCTGGGTCGTTTGTATGATTTAGAAAATAAAGGCCGCTGCTGGTCTTAGGCCCTCTATTTTTGAAGCCTAAGCGCGCTAATGCATGGCATATAGCCTTCGCTGCCTTTGCTTTAACTGATCTACCGCCTGGGCTGTAGTATACTTCGCATCCCAGCGGGTTCTGTGTCTTCGTTGAGCTGTTAAGGTGTATACTTACTGCTAAATTAGCGGTATGTTTGTTATGGCGGGCTACGATCTCTGCTAAGTGCTGTGATACTCCGCCTGTTGTTACATCATCTGTGCAGTTATATACTGTATATCCTGCCTCTTTAAGGTATTCTATAACGTATTTAGTTATAACCCTTACCTCTTTACTCTCATCCAAGAATGAGACAGCGCCGTAGTCTGCGCCTTTTGCGCTGTGTCCTGCGCTTATTGTTATCACTTTACTCATTTGTTCCTCCATTCTTTGTACCGAAGAAGAAAGCTATAATGGTTGTATAGATCGGTATAAATAAGTCTGGCTTAATATCGCCTCTTACACTTAAGAATGCGAAGCATAAAGTGACTAATAAGGTGACTAACGACCTAACGCTAAGTAATTTGCTTAACTTTTCTTTCATTTTTGCCTCCATTCGAATGATAAATTTGTTATTTTATGTGTAGTAGTATGTGGTATTGTTTGCTGGTGTACCGTCTCCGCCTGGTAATGTGCCTGAATTGCCAGAGAACATTCCTGAAAATGTCCCGGTACCAGGATTTCCTACATTAATAATATACGGTGTGCCTGATGATCCCCAGTTAAATTGTTTGCATCCTTTAAACATATCTTTGAATGCGTCATCTTCCGCGATTTCTGTGTTTATGGTAGGTATATTAACTAAATTAGTACAGCCAGAGAAAGTTCCCTGGTATGTTCCTTCACCGGTTTTTAATGTTATATTTCCATTTACAGTAGTTATTCCTGTACAATTTTTAAACATGTTCCTCATTACATACGCACCATAATTTGCTTGCGGTAATGTTACAGTGGTTAAACTGGTGCAATAAGCAAACATTTCTTCGTACCTTTTGAGGGCACGTTCTGCTACTCCTCTAATTTCGGGCATTGTAGTTAAAGAACGACAATTATAGAACATTCCATTATATTTACCCCTAGTTCCATCTATTAAAGGTGGTGGTGTAACTAAATTAGTACAGTTATTAAACATATTACTGTACCGCGTAGTAGTAAAAGTATCTCCCATACTGCCAAATTTTAAACCGCTCGCGTCCACTAATGCTGATTGACTTTTAAATAAATTTTCCATATGTACCACATCACCCGTTTTACCGGATAAATTTACATTACTACCCATTATAATTAACCCAGCAGAACTACCGGTATAGTCACTTGTTACACCATGTAAATACACTGTATTTAAATTTGCAGGTGTTGATGCTCCATGTGCTAAATTAATTTTGGCGCTCGTTGCTGTTTCGCTGTATTGAATCTGATAACCCAAATTATTTTGCACAGTTACTGTAGAGTTATTAGCCGCAAATTTAAAAGTACCGGGTGTAAAAGATTCCCCACCTGATGATTGTTTATATATAGCTGGTATATATATATTAGCAGGTGCTGCCCCACTTCTATTGCCCTGTATAAATGCGTGGTAATAATTCATGCTATCACCTCTCTATTCGTTTTCTGATAAATCTGTTATTCTAATTTTAACTGTTGTAGCTGTTGTAGGTGCTTCTGTAAATGTTACCATAACTACTTTAC